TCCTTGAGCAGCAAATCAGGTGAGTTAATCTCGTTAGTATTCTTGTAGTAGGTGCAGTGATTGCCAAGAATCATGTGGACGAAAATACCCATATCTTCAAGGCGCTGAAAATAATGTAGACGCACCCTGTTCCAAACATTAAAATCAATGCCCTTCCGATTATCAAACGTGTCACCGAGGTCAATAACAGTTTTGATTCCATGTCTCTCCAATGTAGGAAAGAATACCTCGTCATAGAATCTTTTGAAGTATTCCCAGAACGCAACACTTCCTTTCCTCCCGTCTAAATGCTGGTCGGTAATCAATGCTACTGTCATCGTTTAGATCTCATCTCAAGGTTTTCTTTGATGCTATTCAAATCAGAATATGTAGAATTATACCCGTGCATATCTGATCCGTAGTTATCCGTATACAAAACTTCATCGTATCCAGATTTTTCTAGCAGTTTTGTTTTGGTTTCTAATTGTTTTTTTTCTTTAGCAATACGACGGAGAAAAGCAAAGTAGATAACCTGAGTAAAATAAGCAAATGGATTAGTAGATTTTTCTGGATTAAAGTTAGCAATGTATTGTACACAATTTTCTACACCATCTCCAATCATATCATCCCTAAACATGTAGTTAACAAAGTTAGGTTTGTATGACAAATGAGTTGCAATTTTGTAAAAACACTCGCCAATGTAATTTGGAATACGTGGTCGAGGTTTACCTTCTGCTTCTGCCTTTGCACAATCGATCCTATAGACCACCAGCGCGTCCAAAAACTCTCGGTTGTTGACGTAGTTTTCCGTCTTTTTTCTTGCCATTACTTTTGGTTTTGCTGAGGTTATCATATCAATACATTGCTTTGTTCAAATTGTAGCACACGAACATGTTTTTGTAAAGGGGCTTGACAGACCCTCGTAATCCGTATATAATAGCAATGTTGCGCTTTCAAGATTTATTATATATCTCTTCTAAAATACTTCTAGCTTCTTTAGTTGAGGTGATGTATCCATCCATAATTTTTGAATCCCTTCGGTTTCCAGGAATACCTCCGTTACGAAGTTGATCTTCTTCAATAGATTTTCTTTTTAAATATGTTTCGTAGAAATTAACAATAGGAGCATCAGTTTCAATCATCGTAATAATTTGAGAACGAGGAATGATGAACATGTCATCATGAGTAGCGTTCATCCAACAAGAGAATTCAAATCCCTCTACTTTAATTCCTTTTCTTTTTACTTGAGTTTTACTTACTAATCTTGGTTGAAAAACAACGACAACATCATCATCTGGATCGTAACTAACTTTAGCTACAATTTCTTCTCCAGAACTTAATTTAATAGTTGCATAAAATTCTTCTTCCATATTACCTTAAATCAATTTTAATTACTTCTACATTAAATTTTTCTTCTTCATAAATTTTCAATCTTTCATCTAGGTGCTTCAGGGTATAATTTTTCTGAGGCGTTCTGCAGAACTCATCTGCAATATCATAAAGAGTTGCATAGGTTTTGTTATTACCTTTGCGTAATACTCTTCCGATTGACTGTAGATTTCTTACTCTTGATTTTGATGGTGAGGCAAATACAACATTGTGTAAGTTACGAATGTTAATACCTGTGCTGAATGTTCCGTATGAAGCTACGATTACTGCGTCATTCTCAGTTTCAGTAATCCGTCTAATCTCTTCGCGTTCTTCTGTGTCTACACCACCATAGACCAGAAAAACTTTACGATTTTTTTTAACAACACTATTTATCGCTTCATAAAGTGGCATTCCATGACGTTCCACATAGTTAAACAAAACTAATGTGTTGCCTTCAAGGTCACGCACAAGATTTTTAATTAATCTATTTCGTTTTCCATTATCAACGATAGCATCAATCTCACCCTGATAATCAAAGAATTCCATTCTCTCATGCTTGAGTAAAAGAACTTTGATTCTGAAATCAGACAGATGACCTTCCTTAATAAGTTTCTCAGTTTTGGTAACATGCTTACACTCACCAAACAATCCTTCTAACACCCATTTGTGAGTAGCAGAACCGTCAAGTGTTCCTGTGAATCCAAAACGATACTTAGCTTCATGCAACTTAGTCATGATGCCAGTGAGTGATTTAGATTTGAATAGATGTGCTTCGTCACCAATCACACAAGAGAAGTCATCAAACCAACGCTTAGGAAACTTGTAGATAGATTGCCAGGTGGAAATGATAACTGCTTTTTCTACGTTTTTATCTTTGCCTCCGTAAATACGATGGCAGTGTTCATCTACATCCCAACCATAATCTCCAAAATCGTTATACATCTGTTCTACCAGTGAAGTGGTAGGAACAATGATTAAAGTTTTCTTTCCTGTTTTCTTATACTCAGAAGCATAGTAGTAACGAACCAACGAATAAATCATTAGTGACTTACCCGAAGCAGTAGGAGACAACAGCAATCTACGATTGTTAAGTAGTGCTTCATACACTGCTTGAACTTGATAATCTCGTGGAGAATGATTGGGACAGATAGCATTCATGAAACCACTGACACCTTCAAGTGTAATTTGTTCATTCTTTTCTTCTACATCTCCGTAAAATTTGTTTGCTTGGTAGGCGAGTGAATAACCTTTGATTCCGCTCCACTCTTTGAGATGTGAGATGAGACCACAATAGAGTTCACCTGTTCCTGGTGAATACAATCTAATCTTTCCATCCCACATGCCACTTCTATACTGGGGCATAAACTTGGCGTTAGGGATATCGAATGTGAAATAATCTGCAAGTTCATAGTGAACGTGTGGTTCTGCTTTAATCGTGAGGAAGATGTTGTTCTTCTTCGCTACTACAAGTTCTGTCATTAGGTGCTACCATTAATAAACTTCTCCCACTCGATAGCGTTTTTAATTTGGAAACTTCTGTTGGATATCATCTTAAGAATATTATCCAAAAAGTAAAGTGCTTTATTAATAAACTCTATCTTCATTTCAATGTTAATTAAGTCCTGATCCGCTTCAAGATATACTTTCATCTTCTCGGATGTTTTGATGGACTGCCCAAATGGTTTATCTTTGTAAACTTCAGGATCGGCTTCCCCTTGATAATATTCTCTTTTTTCTTTTAACTTCATACGATACTGGAACTCCAGCGCGGTCTTCTCTGTAGAGAAATCGTTGTAGAAGTTTAAATATTTATTATGCTGGTAAGGAATGTCTAGAGAAATCTGTGCTAGGTCTGCTGAGTATTGTTTGTTTTTAAACTGGAAGTCAATCTTTGAATCTTCCTGCCATTCTGATTTAACATGATTAAAGAGTGTTTTCAAATCATCAAACTTCATAAATTAAATCCTTTTATTATTTTTATTGTTAAAAGTATAACGAGTAAATTTAAAAGATACTGATGCCGTAAGATAATCTACTTGTTCATCACCAACATCAAAATTTAACTCAGTTAAATCAATAGGAAAAATATTTTCAAATATTACAATAATGTTTGGATTAAAATTACTATTTAAAATTTGTAATTGAGCGTTAGAATATTCTGGATCTGGTGCCATTTCTTCCGCCATATTATTTTTAGTAATCCAATTCCATATAGTCATATAATTTTTTAAATCTTCATCAACAATAAAACTGAGACGAAGATCTCCAAAACGAACACCACCAGATGCAGGTAGAGCAATACCTCTATATCTTGTTGGTGCTTCTGCGTATCCTACACTGATGTCTGGGAGATTTACAGATTGACAAAAGAAATCAACTCCAGCAAAAATGTCAAGATTCATTTTGAATCCAGCGGGTGCCAGAAAATTTCTATTTGTTGGTTGCTCAGTGTACCATCTGGACTTTGCCATAGTGTTTTATTTTTATTTAGGTTCATAAAAAAAGACCCCCTTGCGGGGGTCTGATCTGTGACCTGTGAATCAGGTGAGGTTGACAACCTTAACTCTTCTGTAATACTGGTTGGTATTAGCAGTGAGGGTTTGACCATCAGGAGTAGCACCAGCAATGCCGTTGCTGTTTGTGGTCGAAACGAATGGGTTGCTGACCATGCCGTAACGAGTCTTGAAGCCAATCTTAGGCTGGAAGGTGTCAGGATTGATCGAACGAACCATCTGGAGAGGAACGTATGGGCAATAGAAGAGACCAGCATCATAAGGTGATGTGCCCTTATAACCCATGACGTAGTAGTGCTTAGCAGCTTGTGACTGACTATAGATAGGAGCACCGAATGGATCGATGTAAACACGGATACCACCCTGAAGAACACCAGCAAATACGTTACCAGTGTCATCAACGTTGAGTGAAGTGTTGAGAGCAGGAGCGTAATCAAGCATACCAGCCATGCTCATAGCGGAAGCAACGTCTGCAGAGCAGATCATGAAGTTGCCCTTACCTCTACGGGTGAGTTGACCGATAGCGTTTGCATCACGCTGAATCTGGAATAGGAGACCCTTGAACTTCTCTGCCATCCAACGACCGTTTGAATCGATATCAAGGTCGAAAGTACCCTGAGTAGCAACGTCGTTCTGAGCACCAGGAAGTGCAACAGTGTAGACGGTACGGATGATTTCACGGTTGATCTCAGCGAGGATTTCGCTTGAGAGTAGGTTGGCGAGCTCTTGTTCAGCGTCAAGACCATGAATAGCCTTGAGGTCTTGAGCGAGTTCTAGGGTGTACTCTGCTTTGAGAGCGCGTGTCTTAGCAGTCACCGAGGTCTTCTCGATGCTGAATGACATCTCGCGGAAGAGTTTGTTTGCTTCGCCAAGAGTTTCTGAAGTCTCACGGCTCATGCCACGAGCAACTTCATAAGTGCCAGGTGATGAATCGTTAAGAACAGCAGGGTTGTTGCCCTCAGCATCGCCACCGCTACCAGCAGCAGAACGAACAGCATAGTCGCCCTGGTTGGCATCGTAACCAGCTGAGAAACCTTCATCTGGTTCGTAGTAGAGAGCCTCAGCGCCGCCTTGGTTCTCGTAACGAGCACGCATTGCGAAGATAAGACCAGTAGGACCGCTCATTGGTTGAACGCCAGCAATGTCATAAGCGACAAGGTTAGGCATTGAACGGCGGATTAGGCTGATTAGGATAGGATCGAAACCAGCGAGACCAGCAGTGTTGGTCGATGATAGAGCTGAACCAGCAGGTGAAATGGTTCCAGCGCCGAGTGAGTTAACTGCAACCTCGTTGAGCATACCATGCTCTTCACGAATTGCACGCTCTTGGTTTTCTAGCAGGGTAGCGACAACTTTTCTACGATATGGATCTGCAATTTCTGGAAGATCCTTATGACCTAGAACAGGTGCCCACTTTTCCTGCAAAATTCTTAGATCAGACATTTTGCTTTTACTCCTTTGAGTTAGATGGGGTTATTGTTTAAATCAGTTGCTCCAGCGTGAAATCGCCTGAAGGTATGCAGCCATTGCTGGTGATACTTCTTCTGATGATTGCTCGCCTGAGACTTCGGGTGTTACTTGCTCAGTTACTACATGCTTAGGGAAGTAGCTGCTAATGAGAGTTGCGACTTTGTTCTTGAAGTCTTCTTCAGAAACAAACTCTACTCCTTCAGCAAGAGAAGCAAGTTTTTCTCTTTGAGTATCTACAAGTCCTTCGCTCATATTTGAAAGAATGACTTGCTTTTGATAACCAGCGAGTTTATTATTAAGTTCAATATTACGCTCAACCTGTTCGTTGAGGCGACCTTCCATTTCACAAAGCTCCTCGGTCATTGCTTCAACGGCATTGACTTTCTCCGCAGGGAGATCGAGGTAGTTTTCTTCAAAAACTTTTTTGAGACCACCCATAAACTCTTCAGCGATCTCAAGCTTGAGACCTGCATCTAGAGCTACTTGGTTCTCTTCTACCCAAGTGGTGATTGCATAGTTGAGTGTTTCATCAACTTTCTCTGCAAGGGTTGCAATCTCCTCTTGGAGTTTAGCGGAGAACTGCTCCTCAAGTTGAGCGGCGATTGAAGTTACTTGCTCTTCAATGCGTGACTTGACAGCAGCTTCAAAGATTGTCGTTGCTTTCGCTTTGAAATCTTCGGAGAACTCTCCACCTTCGGTAAGGGCAGCAACATCTTCCGCAGCGGAATAATTGATTGCTTCCATACCAAATACTTTTGTATTGTTAGGACCATTCTCAACGCCATAACCAGATGACTTAACCGAGAATCCTGAATCTTGGTGCTTGCCACGAGTTTGGTCATCCGAAACTCTCTTGTTGTGCTTAGCAGCTTTTGCACCAGGATTGTCCTCACCCTCAGGTGATTCAAAATCTGAACCGCCGTTATCTTCCTCTGATTGACCAGGAGCAAGCGATGTTGGTAGTTCAAATCCCGAGTCCTTGTGACCGCCGCGTGTTTGTGCGTCGCTGACTTGACCTGTTACAGGATGCATGTACTGACCGATACCAGATGATTGTCCAGGAACAATAGCGGGAGAGAGAGCACTCGTCATTACATCTGACTCAGTTACAAGCTCCTCAAACTTTTCGTTTAAGTTATCTGACATTTGAGATTCCTCGTAATTCTAAATATGTGTTTATTCTATGATTATTTATTAAATTATAAACTTTGTAAGAAGTGGTTAAACGCTTTTAACGACCTCTCCTCAATATTTTTTCTGGTTGATTCAGAAATATATCTTTGGTATTTAGCAATATTAACTTCTTTAATAATGCCATTTTCCCATACCCACTCTTTTCCTTCCATAATTCCATTAACAAATGCATCAGGTGCGGAAGGATCTGCTACAATATCAGCAGCAGTTGCGAGCATAAAATCATCACGAACATAATTGGCACCATTCTTCTCTTCGATAGAACCCATGCCTCTCGAAGAAACACCAAGCTTGACTCCAGATTCGAGAAGTGACTTGGCAATGTTTCCCATTGGTGTATTTAGGATCTGTGCTTTACCAATAAAATTTGTTCCTTCTGCTTTGAGTGAAACAATTTTATGCGAAACACGATCTAAATTTACTGTAGGACCATCGGGATGACCCAATTCACCGAGAGCACGCCCAGCTGCAACATATTGCTCATTGTATCTTCCTACTTCACGCTCTAGTACGTTGTAAGGATATACTCTGCCATTGCGATTTTTTAAATCTGCTTGAAGGAATACCCCTTCAATGTAGAGTAGTTTTTTTCCGTTTGCTTCTTCTTCAAGGATTTGAATATCCTCGATACTCTCGGTGATTAGTTTCATTGTTCTGGTTCCTCTGCTGGTGTTTCTTCTACCTCCTCTTCGGGGGCTTCTGGTTCATCAAAGAAAGATTGTGCAACAACTTGCTTGTAATCTTTCATTGCTTCCGCTGCTTTTCCATAGAGGATATCAGCGATTTTATCGAGTGCTTGAACTCGATTGCCGTCACGAACGGCATTAACTACTTCAAAAGTGTCCATTTAATTTACCTATAATAAATTATTTATTTTTCTGATGTTTTAGGTTTAGCTGGTGCAGCTGGTTCTGGTGGAGGTGGAGGCGCCGCCCCCAACTCCAAAGTCGCTGCATTCATTAGGTTTGTATGAATTGGATCGGGAACTTTTCCTTCCGCAATTTCATTTTCCATCTGCTTAGTAATCTCATCATACTCTGCATCAGTTTGCATAAGAATTTGCTTTCTGACATACTCAATGGAATAATATTTTCCTAGGAAAGGATCTAATTGAGTAGCAACTTGCAAACGATTGCCCATCAATTCTGCTTGCTTAAGTTCTTCAAAATGGTTATCAAAATGATAGTCATATTGAATATGCTCTTGCATCTCTTCCCAATCTTCGGGAGCAATAATTCCTTTTAAAATAAGTTGAGTCTTAAGCATGTCGTGGAACATTGCACTAAACTTCTTACGAAGTCTTGCAATCCACTTGGCAAACTTCAATTCATCACGAAGGATTTCAGATGAACGACCAAGTGAGAATCCTTGATTCGCATCATCTAAACGTGATGGTGGGAGGTTGAGTGAGTTGTATAGTTTCTTTTTGAAGTATTCGACATCCTTCAGTTCGCCCAGATTTTGACCACCAGGCAGAGTTGTGATTTCAGTTCCTCTG